CCGCTCCATTACCTAGGAGTTGATACCATGAGGTTCACTACTGACGGCCGGTTTGCCCCTAACCTTATTTCGGTGCCTAGTGCCGACAAAGTCATTTATATGACAATGTTGGTACTTCAGACTTACCGAAAAGGTAAGGTTCTTGCCAGCTGGGAGCATTGGAATCTCACTGGCGACTTTGTCGATGCGGCTTACTGGAGGCAGCTGAATATTCTTTCGGCTCCTCTGGAGGCCATGCACCGTCGTTGTCGTTTCAACTCTTTATAACCAAACAGGAGAGGCTGTATGGAAGCGTTCATCACTTGGATCATCACTCACTTTGACAAGCTCGTCGAGGTTCTCAATCTCATTGTCGAGCTCCTTCAAACCATCTCCGAGGGATTATTCTCGGGAAAGTAAGGAGTAGCCTGTTATGAGAGGAGACCCCGGCGTCTTGCTTAGTGGGCGACGATCTTCGGAGATTGAGCGCTTCCGCAGCTTCCCCTGTGGTAATGGAGCGGACGCTTTGACCGTAGCACGAGGCTGCGGTCCGCCTACTGTGCCCATTACTGAGCACTGGTTCGACAAAGCTTTGATGCTCATTGCCACCGTTCTTACCGTATGTTTCGGTTTGATCGGTGTTTCTGGCGCTATCTTAGCTTTGCTTACTATTGCGAGGTACTAGGTATGGTTATGCAAACCCGAAACGTGACGTATTATGGTATCTGTCAAACCGAGTATTCAAACGGTTCGATTAATGCCACTGCGTCTTCGTACTTTACCGAGAACGTTCAGCCTGGTAGCTCCACCAATAATGGCCGTAAAAACCGTCCTTGGTCGAATTGGTCATATGTCGTGAGACATACGACTCATTTCCACACTGAGGATGGTGGCTATATTAAGTGGCGTTACCCGTCTGGCGTCTCGACGAAGTTTGTAGGTGCTTTCGGTTCTGCATCTGAAATACCGAGATTGCCTGCATGGGATCGCAACACCGCGTATAACAGCGCTCTTTCAAAATTAAACGAGAAAGTGCGCGGTGATCTCGACTTGGGTGTTACCCTTGCCGAGCTCGGATCTACCAAACGGATGTTCAAGGCGATTGGCAAGACCATAAGTCATGCCGCCCGTCTTAAGCCTCCAGGAGGGTATGGTTCTACGCGTGATGTGGCGAACGGGTACCTGCAATACAAGTATGGCTGGAAGCCTCTCTTAAGCGATGTTTTCGGTATCGCCGATGAGATGATTCGAGTCACTTTAAATGCAGTCCAGCACATCAAAGCTGGAACAAGGTTCCCGATTAACGGGCCAATCGGTATATCTTCTTTGAGATATATTAACGGCACCCCTAATTGCCAAGTGGCACTTAAGGGACATGGGTTTTCCGCTGCTCATTTTCAATTAGCAGTGGATGTTCCGGGTTTCGACTTGAGTCGTTTTTCGAGTCTCAATCCGGTTTCCCTGGGGTGGGAATTGATTCCCTACTCCTTCGTCGTCGATTGGTTTGTCGATGTCGGCTCCTATTTAAGGAACCTGGAAACTGGCCTATTGTATAGGACCCTTTTCCGCGGCGGCTACGTTAGCGAAATTTTTCACTATGAGGGGTTGGAAAAGTGTGAGACATCAAACTCATACTGGTCCGACGACCCCACTGTGGAACACAAGCGCGTAGAAGCCGATATAGACCATACAGAATTTCACCGTACGGTCTTGACATCCTACCCGTTACCTCGTAGGCCCACGTTTTCCGTGGACCTTAGCAGCGGTCAGTTATTTTCCGCTGCTGCACTTCTTAGGCAAATGCTTAAGAAGTAACCCGAGTCAGCTTTTGCTGCTCAACTACCAGGAGTAATCCATGGCAGCTGCAAACATCGTCCTCGCGGACGCACTGGGTACACCAGTAAACCACACGTTTGTTCCGTTGGGCCCGGATGCCAAAACTGGCATTTTCTGGTTCGAGGATCAGTCTCAGTCGAATGCAATCGGGTTTTGGCGAATCAGCATGCAGCTGGTTCGCCCTCCGAGCGCTCAGGCTGGGACGAATTCCAAGGACCGTGTATATCGTGTCAAAGTTGGCCTCCATGAGCCGATTCTGGAAACGGTGTCTAACGACACTGTCTCCGGTATCGCTCCTGCGCCTACCGTGTCGTATGTCTCCCGATGTTTTCAGGAGTTCATCAACCCGGAACGGGGATCTCTGCAGAACCGTAAGGATCTGCGAAAGATGATGTACAACTTGAACAATGAATCACAATTCATTGCTCTTGCTGAAACACTCATCCTCCCCTACTGACACGAGGGCATCGAATGAAACGCAAACAAGTTGACTTGTCGGAGCAAGCTGTGCTTGCTCTTTGCGAATCAATTGATACGCCAAGGGCCCTGTCTATTTGGTTGTGTTTTAAATACAACCAGGCGGCTCTTTTAGAGCTGCCCCCGGTAGACATTGCAACTAATGATACCGAACGTTTTGCTCTCGACTATTTCATCACCGAGTACCTTAGCAAGTACAAGGGGTTGAAGGCCGGGATCGATACGCGCGGTGTCGCACTCGAAAAGTGGAAACTTTCCGAGGTCAAGTGTCGCGAGACTAATCTTAGGTTCAAG